AATTTATATATTATATTAATGGATATATTTTCTCTCAATCCTATACAAGATTTGTTAAAAAAGGTAAATGCAAATTCTGAATTTGAAGTTATGTTTAATAAAACAAATCCTTTAACCATTAATAAATATATTGATATTTTAAAATACCTTGGAACACTTAGTAAAACTAAAAAATTTAAGCTTGTTAAAGAAACTTCTTTAGATATTGGATATACTAACTACGTGAATAAAGATATTATTAACTACAGAATTAGCATTTATAATATTGACAATATAAATAAAATAATTAATGATGTTAAATTAAGAAAAAATCATGTTATTTTTTCAATACTTGTAAATCATATCTTAAATGATTACCCAGATATTACAATTATGAAAAAAACTAAAGCAGAAAAAAATATTGTAGATATCGACAATTATGATATTCGTGTTCGTCTTTCAGATGAAAATGATGTTTCGAAAGATGAATTAAAGAAATTATTATCAATTGATGAAAATGAAAGACATAATATTATTTTCAGATACAAACAACGTGTATCAATTGTTTTAAGTTCAGATACAAATCATGAATTAAAGATAGATTTAACTCAAACAAAACAATCTAATAGTATTAATGATATTATGAGAGGAATTGATCGTTATGAATTAGAAATGGATTTATCGATGTTTTCTGATAAATATGATAAAAAAGTAATTGATGTAATGAAAGAATATTCTGATAAAATATATAAAACAATTATTGGATCTAATATTGTTATTGATATTGCAGAGAAAAATGATGTTTTAGACAAGTATAAAGAACTTGTTTATGGTAATAAAGATGATATCAATAAAGATCTTGCTGGAATGAATGTTATTTCACTTGAAATCCAATATTTAGTAGATCAATTACCAAATAAATATTGCGTGACAGATAAAGCAGATGGCGAGAGATGCTTTATGTATATTGTTGATGAAGCAGTATATTTCATTGCAAATAACTTAAGCATAATTAAAACAGATCATAAAGTAGATAAAAAATACAATAACACATTAATTGATGGTGAATTATTATTTGTTGGAAAACACAAAAAGTATTTATTTTTAGCGTTTGATATTCTATTTGACAAAGGGGTAGATATTCGTGAAAATCCAAAAATGTTTGAAAGATACATGGCACTTGCGGAGAATATTAAAAAGATTTTTGGATCAAAACTTGATTATAAGCCTTTTGGAAGTGATTTTGATTTAAAAAAGAATGGTGAACATATTAAAAGTCAAGTAAAAACATATATGAATGATTTGAATGATAGTTTAAAGAATGATAAATCATTATTTGTTATTAAATATAAATTATATTCGTTTCCTCAGGGGGCAAATGGTTGTGAAATTTTTAATTATTCAAATATTGTTTGGAATTTATATACAAAAGACTTAGATTGTCCATACATTTTGGATGGTCTAATTTATGCGCCATTAGATCAAAAATATACTCGTAATCTTCGTGAAACAAAATTTAGAAACTTAAAATGGAAACCGAAGGAGAAGAACTCAATAGATTTTTATGTTGAGTTTGAGAAAAACAATCAAAATGAAATTATAAACGCATTTGATGATAGTGGATCAAAAGATCTTGCTCAAAAAACAACATCTGGGGAACAAAGTATGGTAGATGCAAATGTTGTTAAGAATTCTGGTAAGATTTATAAGATAGCAAATTTATATGTTGGTAAAGTAAAAAATGGTGTTGAATATCCTGTTCTGTTCCACAAGGATAAAAATGGATATTTGGCTCATTTATACACTCATATTGATGAGGGAATTTCAAATGAAGCAAGAGATATTGAAGGAAACATAATTCAAGATAAAACAGTTGTTGAATTTGCATATAATAATGATCCAACAATTTTAGAAACAGATAGATGGATCGCATTAAGAACTCGTTTTGATAAAACAGAGATGGTTAATAAATATAGAAAAAAATATGGTAACAATGAAGATGTTTCTGAAAAGGTATGGAGATCTATTTTAATACCAATCGATATTAGTGATATTCAAATATTAGGTGAACCTAAAACATATGAAAATCATCTTGCTGCTATGAGAGGAAAAGTAGATGTTAGATTAATTGAGACATCAAGAAGTGAAGATATTTATTATCAATTAAAGACAGATTTAGCCAAGCCTCAAAGAGAATTTCACAATTGGATCAAGTCATCATTCATTTACAATTATTGTTCGAAGGATTTAATTGGAGAAAAATTAACAGTACTTGATATTGGTGTTGGAAGAGGTGGTGATATCATGAAATATTTTAGTGCAAGAATCCAAGAATTAGTTGGTATTGATATAGATAGTAATGGTATTCACTCTGCAACAGATGGAGCTTATAGCAGATACAATAATTTAAAAAGAAAATTTCCTCAATTTCCAAAGATGACATTTATAGTTGCGGATGGTGGGGCAAGATTAAATTTAGAAGATCAAATTAAATCAATTGGTTCTATGGATGACAAGAACAAGATGGAGATAAAAAATATATTTGGAGAAACAAATAGTGATAAACCAAAGAAATTTGATATTATGTCATCTCAATTCGTATTACACTATTTATTCAAAGATAGTACAACATTAAATAACTTATGTGATAATATAAATAGATTATTAAAATCAAGTGGATTTATTATTTTTACATCATTAGATGGGGATTTAGTGCATAAAGAACTTGTTAAAAACGGGGGAAAAATAGAATCATACTATACGACAAAAGATGGAACTAAAAAGAAGTTTTTCCATATTATAAGTAAATATGATATGAAACAGAGTACAGAAAAGACTGGAATTGCTGTTGATTTCTTCAATGCTTCTTTCCAAGAAGAGGGAAATTCAGCGGTTGAATTTTTAATCAATCAGAAGTTTATTGTTGATACATTTAAGGAGAAATGTAATTTAGAATTAGTTGAATCTGAGAACTTTCAAAATATCTATAATACATTTAGACAATTCTTTTCAACTACAGCCAAATATGAGGAAGAATTAAGAACAAGAGAATTCTTTAAGAAAGTTGAGGCATTCTATGATTTAACAGATGAAGTTAATAAGGCATCATTTGAGTTATCAAGATTGAATAAACTTTATGTTTTCCAAAAGAGAGATCCTAAATTTATGGCGAAAGTTAAGAGAACGAAGTAAAAAATTGATTTATACATATTATATATACTAATCTTAGTATATATTATATAACAAAATGCTTCACGTTAATAAAACGCCTGACTCTTTGTACCTAGGTGAAAAACCCAAACCGGACATTAAATACTATGGAAAAATTTACTATAATAATGGTACATCTTACCAAGGTTATTTCATGAATGAAAAAAAGTGTGGTTATGGCGAGGAACGAACACTAGAGGGTTACAATAAAGGATATTATAGAAATGATTTATTGAATGGAAAGTCAATAACATATAATAAAAATAAAGGATCCTATATTGACTGCTATTATACAGATGGACTATTAAATGGTGATTGTACTGTATATGATGAAAAAAGTAATCTTGTTAATAAAGGGATGTATAAAAATGGGAAATCCTGTGTTGCTACCTTTGAGACAATTTATAAGATTGTTGGTGGAAAACCTGTTAGGCAATATGAAGGATATATGTTCGAAGATAACTATAATGGTTTTGGTAAGTTGTATATTAATAATATGGTTTTTATTGGAAATTTTACGACAGGAAAAAAAGATGGAAAATTCTTGATATGCTATATGGATGGTACTCTAGCATATAGTCCTCAAACAAACTTAGATGTAATTCTTGATGTTGATAAAATTAAAAAAGATAATTTTAGTAATTATAAGAATACAATTGATTTTGTAAATGATATGTACGATGATAATCATAAAATTGTGTATAAAGAAAATAATCAAGCAAAATACATTGGAAAATTAAATTCTGATATGAAATATAATGATTCAAATGGAGTTTATTATATGGGAAAAACTACATATTCTGGTAAATTCGTTGATGGTATTTTTAAAGAAGGTGTTATATCTGATGATAGTTTTAAATACAAAGGAGAAATTGATAATTTAGATATAACTGGTAATGGAACAATTGAATTTATTAGTGGTGAAAAATATGTTGGTAAGTTTAAGAAAGGAGTTTGTGAAGATGGTATATTAAATTTTAAAATTGAAGATAGAGAGGGAACACTAAAATGTAAAGCAAGTGTTAAATATATATATGATCATACGATTATTGAATTAAAAGCAAATCCTAATAGTGAAATATTACTTGATAATGATAGATATGTTGGAGATATAAAAATTAATTCAATCCATACAACAAAAAATCTTGTTACAAGAGTTTTTATTCAGAAGGGAAAACATTATGCAAATAATATTCTAAAATATGATGGTATATTTAGAAATTTTAAATACAATGGGAAAGGAATTAAATACCATTCAAATGGTAAAATTGAAGTTAATGGATATTTCCAATTAGACGAACCAGTTGGTGGAGATTATTTTGATGATAATGGTGTACTAGTTTTTTCTGATATGGAAAATTATTCAGATAATGATTTACCTGAATTGGCAGGTGAAACTGAAGTGAATGAAAATATGCAGATTGTAAATGATATTAATAATATTTTGAATACAAATTTTATATCAGATACATTCGCAAATACAATTGCAAATGTACTTATAAATCCACCAGACACGACTACTAATAATGTAACATTTAATGGTGATCAAAATGTATAAAAATTAATCTATTAAAAATTGATCTCTTAAAAATTGATTTTTAAATTCTTTTATATAAAAAATAATTAATATATAATATATAATGAAGCCATTTATTTTTCAGTTACCAATAACAAAGAATGAATTAGTAGGTGAATCAAAAATAGAATTTTCAACATCACAAATAAACTCCCAACCATTATTCAAATACGGATTTCATCACTATATAAATCAAACAAAAGACAAATTAGTAATTTTAGACAAAGATGATCTTAAGGGTAAGAATTTTTATAATATAATTGAGAATTTTAATGATGTTGTACCAAACTATGATGATTCTATTTCCAACATAAATAAAAAGTATTTAGCAAAAGATGTTAAAAATAATCAATTAGAGTTATGGGAAATCTTATCAATCTTTGGATTTGAAGGTACTATGTATATAAATGATGAAGATTATGATGACATGATAAAAATGTTTTATAATAAAACGGGATTAAAATATAAAGCTGTAGATAGTCCATCAAAAGCTGATACATATATAAATATTAATAGTGTTATGGGAAATATAAAGTTTTTAGAACAAACCCAATATTCAAATTTAATTGAAGCCATTTGTGAAATAGGTGAAGGATTAAATAAAAAAGGAAATTGTGTAATTAGAATCTATGATAGTTTTACTGATGTAACTGTCAAATTAATTAAATTAGTATCAGAAATGTTCGAAGAAACATATATGTATAAGCCATATATGACATATGCACGTGATTCAACAAAATATATAATTGGAATGAATTTTAAAGATAATTTTAAAAATTCAAAACAATTAAGAGAACTTCTCAAGCCAGAAAATAAATTAAATAGTATTTATAACAATCATACTATACCAGAAAATTTTGAATTTGTTATGAAATATATAAATGTTGTATTAGGAAATTATGAGCATAAAATGGTTAATACATTAGTAGAATATATTAAAAAGTCAAATTATTTTGGAGATATATACCATAATTCACTTGAACATCAAAAAGAAACATCTAAATTTTGGATAGAAACATTTTATCCAAAATCACCAAAAGATTATAAAAAAACAAAAGATAATTTAATTAACATTGTTCAAATGACAATTAAAGAAAATAATAAAAATATGAATGAAATGTTTAAAGTTCTAATATAATTATGAATTCAATAAATCAGGATTCATTAAATCACTTAATGGAACTGAAAATCCAGGTTTCTTTTGAGTTGTATCTACTTTAACATTTCCAGATTTGGCTGCTTCCATCGCCGGATGAACATATAAATTTGCTAATTCATTACCTAAATTTTGTTCAACTTGGATGTGTGTCATCTCACCTTTATTTATACTTGTAATGCTATCTAACATTTTATATAGCATTGATAAATCATCACCATTTACAATTTTTCTGAATAAAAATGGATGTTCTTGGGCAAATGTTGGGAAAAGTTCTCTAACAGCAAACTCATGTTGTAATTTATCTCTTTGTTTAATTTCTTTAAATTCATCAAGATCTGTAAACTTTTTAATCTCAGATATGTATGATTTTATCATTTCGGGGTCTTCAAATTCCATATTATATATATCTTGTATAATTTTTATTCTTTATATAAACTTAATTTATTTTTCATATTTTTAATAATTGAATATTCATCCGGTAATACTGTTGTTAATATATTTAATATTAGACTTATTAAATCAACTAAAAATGCTATATATAAAATTTTTTTTAATGTTTTATTATGTAAATATTCAATTAAGAAATATAAAATTGAATAAAATCCAATTGCGATTAAATATATTTTTATGTTATTAATTATCATTAAAAATATATCTTTATTATTTTTATTATAAAGAAAGCTATATACAAGATTTAATATCATACAATTATATAATAATATAACATATTATTATATTTTAATAAACTAATTATCATCTGATTCTAAACCAGCATCAAAATTCATATTTGTATAATCCATCATTAATTTATCTGTCATGTTTGGATTTGTATCACTATCAGAATTAACTGAAATAGCATCTCCTTGTACATCTTTTTCAGCCTTTACATCTGATCTTTCATTCTCCTTAATTTCTAAAACCTGTTTAGTAATAAATATTTCACCAATTGACCGATCATTTACTATATGATTTTTATCTTCATTATAACCAAATGATTTATTTGGGATAAATCCAATTGGAATAATATATTCTTTTTCTAATACATTTCTCATATTCTTATCTATTCCATTAAATATAAATTTATCATTATTTATTAATAATTTATAATATTCAGTACCATCTGTTACATCTTGTTCAACTTTAAACAAAATTGTGTTTCTATATTTATTGAATTTTTCAGAAAAATAATACGTTTTTAATATATTATTTTCATGAATCAATATATTTATATCAAATATATATGCCATCAATAAAATGATATCTTGACTTATTTCATTATTTTTAATTTGACTAATAATTTTTGGCTTATTTATTATAAGATTTGTATCTTGGATATAGTTAATAATATCATCTGTAATTGTATATAAATAATTTTTCTTATTTGATAATGTATTTATATCGTAATCTTTATCAATTACAAACATTAATAAGTCGATAAAATCATTGAATTTCTTTTCGCATTTTTCATCTGATAATTGAAAGAATTCTAAAATATTCGATTTTACTTTTGTAGTTATAATTGATTTATCTGCAAAGAAATCAATTATAAAATTAAGAGTGATCTTGGCCATTTACTTATATATAAATATTTTTCTATATGTAGATAATTCAATTTTTATATGGTTTTATAAAACCATATAAAATTAGTGTAAAAAAATTGATTTCTAGATTCATTATTTATAATCTACATAGATGTATATAAAATGGCTCAAGCAATCAGACACATTGTTAATAGATTCAGAGAATATAATAAGGATCCAATTGATGGCTTCTTTTGTGAACCTACAGAAGATCCTTTTAAATGGAGTTTTACACTTTTAGGAATGCATAATACTCCCTTTGAAGGAGAAATATTATATGGTAATATATTGTTCCCACAAAATTTTCCAAATGAACCTCCAACAATTCAATTTACTTCAAATATTTATCATCCAAATGTTTATAAAGATGGGAAAGTATGTATGTCAATTTTACATGATTCTAGAACTGAAAACTTCTATGATAGACCCGAAGAGAAATGGCTACCAGTTCATACAATCCAATCAATTGTATTAAGTATGATGTTAATTATTCAAGAACCAAATAATGAATCTCCCGCAAATTTAGATGCTGCCAAATTACTCCGTGAGAATAAAAAAGAATATATTCGGACGTTGCGTAAGACACTAAAAAATTGATCTCTCTCGATGCTCACACTAAAAAATTGATTTTCTTTTATTTTATCCCAATATAATATAATATTATAAAGATGTCCAATAAGAGAATGCTAACAAAGAGAATCATGGATGAATACAAAGATATTAACCATAATGACTATGGTATGTCTGCATCAATGAATGAAGAAGATTGTACCCAGTGGAATATAATCTTTTTTGGTCCAACTGATTCTCCATATGAAGGTGGTGTTTACAAAATAAAACTCAATTTTGTTGATAAATATCCATTTGAACCTCCCAAGTGTCAATTTGTTACAAAGATGTATCATCCAAACATTGATATGGCTGGTCGTATCTGTTTGGATATTCTAAAATCAAATTGGAGTCCTGCCTTGTCAATCGCGAAGATGATTCTTTCAATCATATCTCTTTTGTCTGATCCAAATCCAAATAGTCCATTGAATGGTGAAGCTGGTCAATTATATTTGAAGGATAAGGAAACATACAATAATAAAATCAAGGAATACACAAAGAATTATGCAATTCTATAAATTTTTTCTATAATTTTTTCTATAATTTTTTGTATAAAATATTTATTTATATAAAAAAATATAGTTATGTATAGTATAATAAATGTCCAATTATAATAAATGTCAGGCGCAAGGAATTCTTTCTTCATCGTATGAAGAATCTTACATGTTAACAAAAATTCAAATCCATAAAAAGGAAGGAAAGAGAGTAAAAATACTAAAGTGTCCTGATGAGAAGTCTGGTATGACTTTTGAAGATGTTATCAATGAATTTATTTTAGAAAATGTCAATAAATATGAACTTATTGATATTAAATATACAGATAAATCATGTTTAATAATATATAAAATTCTGTAAAATTCTATAAATCTAATTAGTGATATTCGTTCCTGTATTTTCATTTACAAATTTAACTAAATCTGTAATTGATCTATCACCTGTATAATTTATAAAACTTTTTGATTTAGGATCATGTAGCATCAATGTAGGAAATCCTTGAACGCCAAATTTTTCAACAACACTTTTATCTTTATCAGAATCGAACTTAACTATATTTAATTTACCTCCATTTATTGCTTTTGCGAATTTATCAAATGTTGGCATAAACTTTTTACAATGACCGCACCAAGTAGCATGAAAAAACAATAATGTTGGATTATTTAAATTATATTTCATTATATATATTATATATGAATAAAAAAAGTATAGATAAGATTGATATATTTACATTAGATGTTAATTATAAATCATTCATGTTTGATATCTTTAAACTTCATAATTTAGATGAATTTATGAATAATTTAAATAATGAACTGACTGATTCTAAAAATAAAAGTATTAATTTATATAATCGGTTATTGGAATATTGTTGGTACGTTTATATGGATGAAATTATAATTAATAAAATAAAATTTATAGATTTTTATGTAAAAATACTAAAAAAAATATATAATATTACCACAACAAATGATAAAATTGAAAAATTATATAATGAAAATATTAAAAGTTATGTTAAAGAAAAGAATAATATAAATTACCATAAAATTATTTTAGAATCTATATAATATAAACAATGGCAGGAATATTCACAACTGGATTTGGATACCCAACAGATATTGCTATATTATCATCTGACGATTATAATGATAATTATGTATATTTAGCAGATGGGAATGATATTATTGCAAGAAAAAAAAGATCAGAAACTGTTTTAGTTAATAGTATTATATCTCCTTCTTATTATGTCCCCAACACTTTATTATATGCAGATACACCTTATTATTATTCATACCCAACATACAGAAATATTTCATATTTAGATGTTAATGCAGACAAAGATTTACAAAAAAAAGTAGTTAAGAATTTTTATGCTACATTATACAATAAATGGGTTCCTGAATTATATCCTAAAATATTAAACTATGTTAAATTAACTAAAGAAGATGCAAAATTAGTTAAATCAGAAGCAGAAGCAAAAAGTAATTCAACTAAAGAAGATGAATATGGAGATAAAATAAATTATTTAGCCGATTATGTTTTCACTAAAACAGATATATATGAAGAATTATATAACTATATTGAAAAATATGGATTAAACTGGTGGGATTTAAAAGCTAGATCAGATGAACTTGAAATGGTATTAGTTAAGAAATTAGAGAAAAAAATAAAAGATATTATGATGGAATAAATAAATTACCTAAATATCCAAATACATTATTTAATATATTTGGTTGTTGCGCAATTCTTTTTGCTTCTTTCTTAGCTTGTTTCTTTGCTTCTTTTTTTGCTTGTTTCTTTGCTATTTTCTTTGCTTCTTTCTTTGCTATTTTAGTATCATACACGCCTATTAAATTTGGATATGTTATAACTTCTTTTGCATCTGGTAATATTCTTGGAGTATGTAATTTTGGAAATCTATATACAATCGTGGATGATAAATTTAATGGCATAATATTATTAATTTCTGGTTGAGGTTCTAATAGTGGTTTTAATACAGGAGGGAAAACATTACTCATTTAATATAATAATATATATAATTATTATATTAATTTTTTATCTATTAATTTTTTATCTATTAATTTTTAAGAGTTTCTTTTGGACGAACTCTTTGCTGAACTCTTTTTAGATGAACTCTTTTTAGATGAACTCTTTTTAGATGAACTCTTTTTAGATGATGATGTCATTGATCCTAATGCTTGTGCTCTAAATCTTTTTAAATCAGAATCTACTATATCATCTACCTTTTTTCTACTTGCTCTACATTTTAAGTCTGCTTTTGCAAGTAATTTTTTTCTAGATTCTTGAACCATATAATAGAATACAGTTGAAACAATAAAACCGAGTATAATTGGCATTAATATATATTTACTACTGAATACAACAAATCTATTTTCGTATTCTTCAAATTGTTGTTCTTTAAGATAATAAACATATAATAATCCATATAAAACTAATGTTACTAAAAAGTGTAACTTATAGTAAGGATCATTAGTTATAATATAATCTGTAACTAAACTTTTACAATTTACCATTTTCTATAATATAATATATAAAGATTTTTTATTATATTAAATAAGTTTTTGTATGGATTATTGTGGATACTTTAAACAATTTGATANTTATAAACAAAAATATAAATCNAAATCTATACTATTAATGCANGTAGGAAGTTTTCATGAAGCATATCAGACTGACATTGATGGAGAGGGTTGTGATTTAGATATAATTTCTGATATTACTGGAGCAATTAAAACGAAGAAAAACAAAAGTAAATCTGTTACAAAGGGTGAACCATATATGTTAGGATTTCCATCTCATACCTTAAATAAGTTTATAAAATTACTTGTTGATGAAGATTATACAGTTATAGTTGAAGATCAATTTCCAGATCTTCCAAAATTAGATAATAAAGTTCAAAGAAAATTAACAGGCGTTTATTCTAAAGGAACGTATATTGAAGATCTAAAAAGTGATTCTAATTTTATAATGTCTATATATATTGAAGAGATAGAAGAATATCCAGTAAAAAATTTAATTTTATTTTCTGGGATATCATTAGTCGATATATCAACAGGTCAAATATTTATAAATGAAATATCAAGTACAAAAAATGATGAGAAATATTCATTAGATGATACTGTTCGTTTTATTAATTCATATAATCCGTCAGAAATCATCTTATATACCAACAATTTAAAAAGTATAAATGAAGAAAAATTAGTACAATATTTGGAAATGACAAATCGATTTTATCATATTAAAAAATATAATAAGGAATTTAATAAAATATCATATCAAAAGAAATTATTACAAAAGATTTATGATGATACTATAGAAGAATTAAATTTAGATAAATATATTTATGCTCGATATTCATTTATATCATTAATTAATTTTATTGAAGAACATAATGAAAATATGATATTAAAATTAAAAGAACCAGAACTAATAGAAAAAGAAAAGTATTTATATTTAGGCAATAACGTTTTACAACAATTAAATATATTTGGAACTGAAACATCATCATTATATAATATAATTAATTTTTGTTCAACAGCTCTTGGAAAAAGATTTTTAAAAGAAACGTTAGTGAATCCACTATTAGATATAAAAAAAATTAATAATAGATATGAAATGATTGGAGATTTTAAAAAGAAAGGATATGAACAGATTGAAGTATTCTTGAGTCAAATATATGATGTTGAAAGATTTTCACGAAAAATTGCACTTAAAACAATACATCCAATGGAATTATATAAATGGTATCTTTCAATTACAAGTATTATTTCATTGAAGGAATATATTGATAAACATAAATATAAATTGCATACAACATATGATTTAGATGAATTAAAGAATTGTATTCAATTAGTTAATGATACAATTAGTATTGATGAGGCATCAAAATACAATATAAATGAGATAGAAACGAATATATTTAAGAAAGGAGTTGTTGTTGAGTTAGATGAATTATCAAATAAAATAGAATTATGTAAAAATTTAATAACAATAATTCGAAATAAATTAAATGATATTATGAATGAGATTAAAGGTGAAAAGTTTAAGTCAAAATCAAATGCAAATACGGATAATATTAAGATTGAATCAACAGATAGGGATGGATATTATTTACAAATGACAAAGACACGTGCCGATGTTTTAAAAGCTGAATTAGATAAAATAAAAACGATTCAGATAGAAAACATGATTATAAAAACAGATACTTTTATTTATAAGACCATGCCCGGAGGTTCAACAACAAAAATTTTTATTCCTGATGTTAATAAGAAATCTGAAGAATTGATAAAATATATTTGTATGATGAAATTAAAATCAAAGGATCATTATCAACAATTCTTAGATGAATTATACACCACATACAGATATATTATGGATGAAGCATCATATTATGTATCCATTATAGATTTTATTAAGAGTGGGGCAAAATGTTCTGATAAATATTATTATAATAAACCGAAGATAGTTTTAAATGATGACAAATCATTTATTGATACAAAAAACATACGTCATCCAATCGTTGAAAGAATTAATCAAAATCAGGCTGAGTACAAACCCATGAATGTAAAAATAGGTGTTAATAACTTGGATGGAATGTTATTATATGGTTTAAATAGTGCTGGTAAAAGTACATTACAAAAATCAGTTGGAATAAATTTAATTTTAGCACAGATTGGATATTATGTGAGTGCTGAATCATTTGAATACTATCCTTATAATTCATTATTTACACGTATATCTGGTAATGATAATTTATTTAAAGGATTATCATCATTTGCATTAGAGATTGTTGAATTATCTGGGATATTAAAACGAAGTGGTAAAAATACTTTGGTAATTGCTGATGAGGTATGTCGTGGAACAGAATATAAAAGTTCAATTGTAATTGTAATGACGATGATTGAGATATTAAGTAAGTCAAGGACAAGTTTTATAACTGCAACTCATTTACATAAATTAACTAAATTGGATAGGATGAAACAAATAACAAATGTTAAACCNTATCATATTCATATTTCTTATGATGAAAAAACAAATACNTTAGTATATGACAGAGAATTACGTGAGGGTGTTGGAGAAGAATTTTATGGACTAAATGTAGCGAAATGTTTAATAAATGATAGTACATTTATAGAAACGGCAAATGAAATTCGTAAAGAAATTGATAGTAAGAAAACATTGAGTAGATATAATAAACGTTTAGAGATGGAGAGATGTTCTGTATGTTCTCATGTACCCGACATGACAGAAACATCATTAGAAACACATCATATAATCCCACAAAAAGATTATAAAAATAAAACAAATGAAAAAAAACATATAAATATGAATAGTATACCAAATTTATGTGTATTATGTCAAAAATGTCATGACGATGTAGATAGAGGAAATTTAATTATAGGGGGATATGTTGAAACATCAACTGGTTTAAAATTAGAATATCACTTTCCAAATAGCATCCATTCAGGAAGATCATTATCATGAAATGGTTTATCACCATGTGGAGAATTTGTCTTTTTTACATGACATTTCGTACATGTTAGATTAACAAATGTTCCTTGTGATGATGGAAATTTTGATGAAATATACCATACATGTTCACAATATTGTTGAAATACCTGAAACATACGACACTCACGACAAATTGGACGAATACGAAATGGTTTCGGAGGACATCCAATTGGTTCTAAATCATACTTTACTTTTATGGATGAAATAATTTGCTTATCACATATATCACATGGTACATCTTTAACCATTGATTCTTTGTTACATTTATTACACTTAATATTCCTGATTTTGACTTCTCTATCAAATGTATCTTCATTTGGAAGTTTGTGTAAAATTTCATAATCTTTACTGCCACACCAGGCACAGCAGGGCGTAGTAAATGGTGGTTCCTCGGAAGAATTCATTTTAATATATAGTTTATTGATATATATTTATATGATAAAAAAAATTCAATTTTTATTATTTCATTTATGAAATAATAAAAATTAGTGTGAGCAAAGCGAGAGATCAATTTTTCATACACTTCTAGTATTAACAGATTTAGAAGCTTTTGTTGCTAAATAATCAGCCATATGATTACCATACCATATCTGAAATTCTTCTGATTTTTTATCTGATGGCGCTTCTTGGTGGGCTTTACAGTGTTTATAGATAACTTTCATTTCCTTGGTTAATTTATATAATTCTTGTATTAATTCTAAATTTTCTATTTCACTTTTATCATCCTTCTTCCATCCATTCTTCTCCCATTTCTTACAATATGTAATAATACAGTTTATAACATATGTGCTATCAGTGTATATATAGATGAATCCATTATAATTTTCATTCTTTAAGATATATAGGGCTTTAATACAGGCTAATAGCTCAGCTACTTGATTGGTTATCTTGGCAAGTGTAATAATCTCTGATATATTTCTTTGATCATCATCACCAAAGAATACACCTATACCTCCGGCTCTATCGGCTTTCTTAGAGTTGTTATTTAAGGCTGAACCGTCACAGAATATACTTATTTTTCCAGGCATTATATATAATATACCTATATAAAAAAAATTGAAAAAAAAATCGCATATGAAGTTTAATATATTTATTTATTCACTATGGTACTACAAAATCTCGATGTTCGCATTACTAACCAAGTTAAAAACTCTAACGTATTTAATCTAAAAAACCCGATCAGTGATGATCTCGTTCTTTTTCATAAAAAAGAATTTGCCAGATTTGTAGACGATCGTCATCGTCGTGAAATGAGGGGTGAAACTAAACATAGTAACTCTTCATATTTTCCATCTTCAAGAGCTACAATTAAGGATTATACCCAGTAGTAGCTCTTCTAAAAACTGTAAGCATTACATAAAAATCCGCATAAAGTGCTGATTGTAATGTACATAGATTTTAATCAAGTATTAAATTTTTTAATTCTTGTTTTAATTCCTCCTTTTTACAATGTTTAATCCATTCTGGTTTAATTAAACCATCTTTCATAAAAAGTATAACATGATAGTAATCAACTGAAAATCTATTTTCAGTATCATTATCACGTAAAAGATCTGGATCATATAATATTTTTCCAGTTCTGATTTCATGTAATGTACATTTGACCGCATGTAAATCAATTGCTTTATCATATTTCATTCCTAAGACAACCTTGGGATCTCTATAATATCTCGTTGTTATCTCTGGATAGTATTTTTCTTTTTTTAATTCTCTCTCAAACAATATAGATCCAAAATCTGATATTTTCACTTTAATATCACTAATATTGGTATCATTTAAAAAATTATTGGATCTATCATCTTCTAGAATTTTTTCAAAATCTATTATGCTATGAATAAATTTATTTAATTCTAATAAAACATAATATTTATCACTTTTATACTTTTTTTTATGTTTCTTATTATTTAAATTATATTGTTTTTGGATTTCTATAATGTTTTGATCATATTTTTCCTTTAATTTAAGCTTCTTAAATTTATCTATAACCTTTTGATATTTTTTATTTATACCACATATTAATACATTTTCTGGTTTAATATCTGCATGAATAATATCAAAATTATGTAATATATTTAATCCTTCCATCATTTGAATTTGAACTTTATTAACGACATCTTCTGGTAATCCAGATCTATATTTATCAACTTTTATTAAATCATATAACGATCCAGCCATTAATTCCATTACCATACAGACATATTTTTGATCTTCTTTTACAAGAACAAATGAGCTTTTTAATAGCATTAAAGAATCTACAGATTTATTTTGTTTTGAAATATTATTTATCATTTCATAAATTTGTATTTCTCTAATTCCTTCTTCATAATCGTCTGGTGTTTGAATTTTAATTGCATAGAAAGCATCATGTACAATATCATATGTTAACCAAACTGATGAAAAAGAACCAAATCCAATTTTATGTAATAATATATATTGATTGTTAAGAACATCTCCTATTAATTCATCTCCGTTTGTGCTGTAATCATTGTCACTTGAATCACTAGAATAATCTTCTGAACCATCACTAGAATTAGATGTTTCTGATGTGATTGATGTATGTTGTTTTAATTTAGCCATAATATTATAATATTTTTATTTATATGATTTTAAACATAAATAATACTAAATTCATTTTTTTTATATTCTAAAAAAAATTGTTCTCTCGCTTTTGCTCACACTAATTTTTTATTATATTTCAATAAATTGAAATCTAAAAAAAATTGT